TTATTGTCTGCCTGGGCGGTGATTTTCCAGCGGCTGCCTGCTTGGAGATATTGGCCAGTGGGTGCCACGTTGTACGTTGGAGATGGATAAATAGGCACCTTGCCTAATGCCTGAGCTTCTTCGGTGTTTTTATCATCTACCGTGGTTGGTGTGACTGTGCCATTAGAGCTAAAGTCGCAAACATCTGAAGTAATCCACTGATTTGTGGCAATGCGATACCAGGTATTACCATCACCACCAGTGGCCTCGCCTGTCACTTGCCACTTACTGCCATTTACAACATGTCTTTGAACATAGCCTGCACCACCTGGAGCTGTATAAACGCTGGCACCACTGGCATCGTCAGTCTTGATGATACAAATGCCACGTGCTGGAACAATTACAAAGTCGGTATTTTTCTCAACACTAAAATAGGTTGAGTCGATCCAAGAATTAGTGCCGATGTTGTACCAGACATGGCCGGCAGAATCAGTGGCTTTATACCAAATTTTGAAGCGCTCACCATTGCCAACATACTCACCAGTTGCTTTTTTGTCGGCAAATGGGCTTGTCCAGATGGCAATAGATTTAGGGCCGGCATAGCTAACAACCGAGCCAACACCTTGGAAAGGCACGATTAGGCCCGTGCTGTCTGTGTTATCGCCTATTGTAATGGTGCCAGAGCCAGCGACTTGGTTAACAACATACGTTCCTGACTTATCGAAAGTGAAAAACGTGCCATCCACCCAATTGTTCGTGCCAATTTCATACCAGGTATCATGATTAACCGTGTTATCACTAGCTTGCCGGCTCACTTTGTAGTAGGTTCCATTTTGGACTGTGCCCACAACTTTGTGACCAGCATACGGTGTATCGTACATTTGAAGCCCACCAGTGCCCACGTATTGCACAATTCCCACACCGCTATAAGCTGTGCTGGTGTCTGTTGTGTCGCTTGTTGAGTCCGGGGTGTAGGTGGCGTACGGCATGATGGCCGTATAGGTCTTATCAATGGCCTCATCCTGCTCAATGGTTTGGACGTTGCGGCCATATTTGACCACAATATGGGTGTCCTGGCCGCCATGTTGGAGTAACTTAAGGTTGTAGTTATCGGCCACCCACTCGCCGTTGTATAACGCCTGCATGGTGTTGGTCTGCTCACCAGCCTGGTCAGCACCGATTAAGATGTCCAGGACGTTCTGGGTGTCCTTATAGGTCCAACCCAGATTGGCCACCTTGGTAATATCACTGCTAAAGTTCAGGGCGGGTATCGGATCAGCCAGCGCCGCTGTGATTGCGTTAAAAGCTGCAACTGGGCTGGCATTGGCAATGCTGATGTCTTGACTGATAACGTCATAAGCCAAATCTCCCCAAATTTGATTAGCTTCCACAGTGACGGCCGTCCCGGACTTGACCACTCGGGTAATCCTAAATTTTTGTCGCAGGCTATCCGGCCCACAATCGGCCATGATGATCCGCCCTTTAGTCAACTCTTTAGCGAGCGGATCGGCCGGATTATAGGTCAGATTAAGTACACCCACGGCATTGGCATCCCGTGTCACTGTTCCAGTCATTATGCCGCTCAGAAAGCCCAGGCCCAGCGTGGATGTGTCGTCAGAGGCACGCTCATATAGGATTGGAAACCGCAAATACTCTGTCACGCCAGACACCTCCAATTTGGCTTGTATTCAAACAGGTTGTAATCGCCCGTTAATTTGATGCTGTTGTCACCCGGCGTTAAGATCGGGAAATCATTACCCGGAAACACTGCCAAACCTGCACGACTCTCTGCTAACGATTTGTAAACCAAGCCACGTTCAGAATCAATGTACACCTCGTCATCAATGCCGTTGAGCTTGTAATCCAGGTCATTGACTGTCAGCACCAAATTGCCAGTCCCTTTAATGTGCCAAAGCGGCTCGGCCGACCAGCGTTCCAAATTCGTTGGATTGCTCGGCACAGCCTGCCATTCTTGGCCCTCCAGAGACTTCAAAAACGGCTTACAATTAAAACTAATTTCCACCGTTGCTTCGTTGATATCGGTCTGAACCACGGTTGGCGCTTTATCAACCAATGCCTCCCATTCGTACCCATTAATCAGGTCGGACTTGAGTGGTGAATAATCATTTCCTGCTATCCAATTAGTAATGGCTCGGCCAAATTCACGTGGATTATGCTGGCCAAGATTATTACGGACAATAAAAGAAATTGTTTGGTCAATGTTCTTATACCGCAAATTATCCTGAATAATATCTCCATTCACTCCGGGAACAGAGATGGAGTCTACATCTGGGTCGGCATGAGCCAACTCAACAGGATAGCTGACTAACATTGATAACTCATCTGATGAGCGACCGCGATATTCGATTTTACTGATTACCACTTAAATGCAAGCCTCCTTTATTAAGCGCCCTCCCAAGTTTCTGGCGAATATATTCATCTTCCTGGTCTACGAGTGTTTTACCGTTGATATTAACTTTGGTATTAACCGCCACTTCAGATGTTACGAAGGTGGTCATTAGTTGTACAAGTGTGTGCAGCATCTGGGTGATTTCATCGCTATCATTATTTCTCGTGCCTTGCAAAACTGCTAGATTTGAAGTCTTGCCAGTGATACTGCGAGCCATATCCAGTACAGAGGAATTAACGGGAATGTCTTTCCCGTTGGCATACTGCGGCAGCTTGGGAAATGTTCTTGCTGTCAGTCCAGCTGGCGTCACAGTCGCATGCTTGTGTAATGGCAGAATGACATTTCGACCGTGTGGGATAAACGAACCGAGCACTGGATCATTGATCCATTCACGGAACACCGGCCCTTTTTGGTCATTGACAATGGCATTACCACCTATAAAGTCATCGTCACCACCGGCACGTTTATGTTTAGTTTCGGTGATGGTCGTTTTGTGGGTAGTAATATAGATATCAGACACTTTCCGAATTGGAATTTGCTTGATCGTATCCCGAATTCCTGCTGCCTTTGCTTGTGACCCGTGACCGTTCAGATTGACATCTGGTTTCCGGTTGGGTATGCCCTTAATAGCTCTGTGAATACCTTCAGCCTTGGATTTCGAATCATGCCCGTTGACGTTAATGTCCGGTTTTCGGTTAGGAACGTTCTTGATCGCATTCGCCACACTGCTAATGGTTTCAATTGATTTTTTCGGGTCGACCTTGATGGTTACTTTACCGCTAGCTTTGGTCTTGGTGTTTTTAATCTTTGAATCGGCCTGGGCCGTGTTTGCGTCCACGGGGATTGTCGGTTTCGTCTTGGTGAATGGATTAGCTGTACTGGTTATTTTTTGAATTGTGTTATCAAATGGCTGAGTGTCTGCATCCACCGGCTTTTTTGCCGTTGTTTTGCTAAATGCTGCGGCAGAAGTACTAGCTTGACTAAGGCCTTGGTCAAAATTGGTCTTATCCACCCCAATTTGTTTCCAAAGCTCTGTAGCAGCAAAGCTTTTACCTGATTGTGCTGCATTTTGTAACTCACTCATAAACTGTGAATCATTCATCAGTACTCGTTTTTCGGTATCTGGAAGTTTTTGCCAACCGCCATATTTAATAATTAAATCAGCCAACTCTGCGGTGCCTTTGGTCGTAACAATAGCGTACTGTTCTTTAGCATCGAGCTTTTGCCAAACACCCATTTTATCCAGTGCGTCAACAAATGACCCAACACCTTTTGTAGTGATCATGGCTTCCTGGTCCTTGATATTCAAGCTGTTCCAAATTCCGGCTTGATATACCACATCAGCGAGTTCTTTGCCTCCCTTAGCAGAAATAATGGCTTCCTGTTGTTTAAAGGTAAGCGTGTTCCACTTGTTGTTGGCTTCCAATACTTGAACCATTGTGGCATCTGCATTGCTACGAATCATGGCGTACTTATCTGACCACGGTAGGTGCTCCCATCGTCCACTCTCAATTGCAGCAATTCCAATCTCAGCTCGTGCGTTGCTGGAAATCTTTGCATGTTTTGCAGCAAAAACAAGCTTTTTCCATCCGGAATCTGTTTTTGCTGTGTCATCCAGTACCTTTTGTAAATTTGTCTGTACTTCACCAGTTTTCGGATTTAAAACAATCGAGTTCCAAGTATCACCGGCTTTTTTTGCAGTATTAGACATCTTTGAAGCTGTGTCCGCAATGATGTTGAGTGATTGGGTCGTGTCACCAGAAGTAGCTCTGATTGCTTCCTTGACTTGTCCCATTGAAACGCCCATTGTCTTGAACGAACGCTCGATTTGACCGCTGCTGTCACCTTCTGCTTTCATAACTTTGTACAAATTGGCAACCATTTGATTAGTTAGTTGAGCATGGTCAGAGTCCAATAATTGGATAGCTGTTGCGTATTTATCGACCGAAATCTTTCCATTGTCGTACAGATCCTTAATAACTTTCTTTTGCCGGTCGTAGGCTTGATTTTCCTTGTCGAGTCCTTTAGAAAGTGAATCATAAGAATCAAATAGCTGATCTTTGTTCATCCCTTTAATATCGCCATTAAGGGTTCGTAGTATGGTACGCTTTTTTGCTGAAGACAAATTCAGAGTCTGGACTTCCAGATCATTCATCTTCTTTTGGCTGTTTAAAACGTACTGTGCTTCGTCACTGGTTAAATTACGATTGTCTTTGCTGGCTTTAACTCGAATTGTGTTAATGTTCCTGGCAATTTGCTCAGCTTGTTTTGCGGCGGCAGTGTTGGCTTTTTTCTGTTCATTAATACCGCCTTGAAGATCTTGACGTACATCTGAGGGCAAGCTGTTTAATGAACTTTGCAGCTGCGCATTTGTGTCTTTTGCAGACTGATGAATAGTTCGATACATATTTGCAAAGGCATCGGAAGCCTGTTTAGCGCTGGACTTAGCGGATGATGAAAACCCGCTCATTGCCTCTGATGCTTCCGTATTGAAATTCTTGAACTTAGTCAATGAATTATCAGCGGTACGCCCCACACTGGTACCCCAATTGTCTGTTTCAACAGAGTTCTCGTAAGCCTGTTTGCCCCAAGCTTCCCATGCTACTGCCCCTACAGTGACTGCGCCGGCGAGTGCAACCAATCCAAGGCCTAACGGGGTCATAGCAGTACCCAATGCGCCAGTTTCTCCGGCTGCCACGGTTAGTTTCCCGGCTAACCCACCAAACATGCCGCCAGATCGTTCAGCGGCACCACCAGTCTTCGTCAAAGTACCAATGACATTACCACTCGTATCGGTTAACTGAGCCATAACATCTTTGGTGGCTTTTGACTTCGCGCTCAAGCCAGCTAGCTTTGCAATAAGACCAATAGAGGACTTGCTGATTGTCCCAAAGAAGCTGGTGATCCGGCCGCCAATACTTAGTACCGGTCCCATGGCAGCAGCCAATAGCCCCCACTTAACAATGTTTTGCTGCACTTGTGGATTCAGCTTACCAAACCAATTAACGGCATCAGTCAAGTCCTTGATAATGGGCTGCACACTAGGTAGGACTTTTTGTGCAAGCGTCATCCCCAAGTTTTCAACATTTTGTTGCAGAACTTTTAACTGATTTTGAGCAGATTTAAGGTTCTTTTCCGATAAGCTGCCCACATAATTCTTTTTCTCAGCCTTATCAACCTGGCTATTCAATTCAGCTAACTGTTTGCTGTTTTGTGCGAGAATAATACCGGCTTGCTGACCAGTGGTACCAAAAAGACTGTTAAATACAGCTGCTTTTTTAGTCGCGCTCATGTCCTTGGTGTGCTGATTGAGTACGTCCATGACAGTGCTCAAGCTCTTGAGCTGACCGTTAGAACCGACGATTTCTTCTTTCTTGATGCCAAGACTGGCCAAGACGTCATTCTTAGTGCCAATATTTTTGACGGCAGTGTTCAAGCTGACAATCACTTTACGTAGCCCAGTACCAGCTTTATCTGCTTCCACGCCATTGTTAGACAAAACACCTAAAGCAGATGCCGTTTCTGACAAGGTGAAATGAGCTTGGTGAGCAGTAGCACCAACATATGACATACCAACACCAAGAGACTGGAAGTCCGTTGCTGTCAGATCGGCCGCATAAGCAAGCTCATTAACGGCAGTCTTGGTGTTTCTAGTCATTTTTGCAGTATTGCTTGATTTCATGCCAAATGATTCCAATGTTGACGATGCCACAGAAACAACATCATTGAAATCATCGCCTGATGCCAAAGCACCTTGGAGTTCTGTTTTCATGGCAGCGATAGCTTGTTTAGACGTATAGCCACGTCGTACAAGTTCTTCATACCCTGCTGAAATCTTCTCAACAGATACGCCGTAATGATTGGAATACTGAATGGCGTCTGATTGCATCTTGTTGACGCCAGAAATGGCTTCTTTTGCTGACTCGCCACCGGTAGTAAGCAAGTTCTTAATGACTAGAAGCTGATTTTGAAATTTAATTGCCTTGGCAGTCGCAGCCGCGAATGCGGCGGCAATAGGCAAAGTAATGCCGGTAGTCATCTTGTCACCAATCGACTTCATACGATTACCAATGGCGATCTGGGCAGTGCCAAGCTTGTTAATTGCACCGGTAACACCAGTAGTTTTTACGCTCATTTCAGCTTCGGCTTGAGCAGTACTGATGTATTGCCTGGCAAGTGTGGCCAGCCTAGCTTGTTCACGCTCAAGATTTGAAGCTAGTCGGGCTGATTGAGGGCTTAACTTATCTTTACCGTTCATTGATGTCTGATAAGCTTTGTTGGATTCAGCCACCACTTTTGCCTGAGCAGCAATGGCCTTTGCCAACCCTCGCTCTTTTGCGGATAAGCCATCAACCTTTTTCCCAAAAGTGTCATAGAAAGAAGACTCAGCCTTCATCTGCGAATCAAAGTACTTGAGCTGAGACTTTGCATTCTTTAAGCCATCGCCGAACTTTGAACTGTCCAGACCCAGTTCGATCATCATTTGGCCTAATGGTTCTGACAATTAAATTCCTCCTTTCTACATCGATTTAATGAAGTCAGCCAGAGAAACAGAACCTTTCTCTGAGCTTTCGTCAGATAGCAAAACAGCCTGGAGCGTTTCCCAGTCTGTCTGCATAATGTCATTAATCGTGAACCCCGGTACATTAGACACAATAGAACGAATCATTTTGTATATCTGATTTAGCGCTTCTCGTTTGCCGATTCGTTCGTTTCCGCTTTTTTTGGGTCGATCCCGAATAATTGCTGGTTAAAGGTGTTGAACACCCGGTCGAAGTCCCAGGCAGCAATACCATTCAGGATTTTTTCTTTAGTTAGATTTTTTTCTGTAAAGCACGACGCCATGAACTCAGCATTCTTTTCCATCCAGCCCGCTTCGTCCAAATCGGGGAAGTTTTCGGGTGTGAGCTTTAAGCCTTCAATCAATTTAGAAGTAGGTACAAATGCCTCTTGAAAATGTTCGATGTTGCCGTTTTTATTACGCAAATCAATTTTTAACACGCTTTTCCCTCCATATACGTACGCCGCCCAGCCTTACTGTACTGTCCTATTTCGATGGCGACGCCTAATCATTATTCTTCGGTTACGGTTACAGACGCAGTAGCACTCTTACCGCCATCATGCGTTGTAGCGGTAATAGTAGCAGAGCCAGCAGAAACACCAGTTACAACACCGCTTGAGCTGACAGCGGCGACCGATGTGTTGCTAGATACATAACTAACAGACTTGTCCGTCGCATCTGATGGGCTAACTGTAGCCGTTAATGCTGTGGTTGCTCCCACTTTTACGCTCGCTGTTGCCGGTGCCAGAGTTACCCCGGACACCGTTACGGTTTTGGGGTCGCCTTCAACACCTGCGCTTTCAAAGTGCTAATAGCATCTGCATCTGAGCCAATGTACTTAGCCACATACTCACCCTTTTGATCACCTTCATCTGGCGATCCAGCTGCCGTAAATGTGTAGCTATCTCCATCAGGCGCTTTCTTATCTGCAGGATCTTGCGTGTTCAGTGTTTCCTTGTCCTTTGCAAACTTGCCACGGAAGAAGCCAAGATACGCGCTATCGCCAGCTAAGTTTTCCGATTCCAAGAGGACAGCACAATACGGCGGATTCGTATCGTTGCCAACATAAGTGATGCCGGAATCAACCGTCTTCTGCCCGAGAATAATCGCTTCTTCCGCTGCGGGCATGTCAATCAGTGTAAAGTCTACGGATACTTCCCCAACACCCTCTTGAGAAATCCAATATTCAATGTCAGACGCGGCCACTTTTAATGCAGTGCTGGCTAATCCAGAAATTTCAGCAGTAATCGTGCCGCCTTTATTGGGATCGCCTTGAATAATGATTGGATCGCCTTTAGGCATCCCGGTACCATCAAAAGGCTGGACTGTCATGCGTGGAAAATGTACTAAAGTCATGTGATGACTCCTTTCTAATAATCAGCGTCGTAAAGCGCTGTAATTGTCCGATAACGTCGTGCATCGACATACCGTTTCGTGTCACTAAAAAACTCGTCAAGTCCCTCCGATAATTGGAAGAATCCTAACGAGTACATGTGCTTTTTGATTGCTTGTTGTATCTGCTTGCACAGCATACGATCACCAGATTGCACATCAATCTGGTAAGTTAGCTGTTGTGCCAATTCCTTGTCACTGGCCCCAAAGGCAGCCACCGGAGGTGCCAACGGCTTAATTACGACAAACGTCTCACCATCACCAGCCTCCGGATAGTCGTAATACTTGATTGGATACGGGGATACTGCGGGATCACCGCGAATTTCTGTATAAATCGTGTTCAACATATCTTTCATTTGAGTAACTTCCTCAACTCATGCGCCTCTAGCTCCTTAATTTTCGGCTGCATATTATCGTAAGCTGCCCGAATCTTGCCGGATCCGCGCGGCGTATACGTACGTCCGTTACGGGTATAGCCAAACTCGTTCAGATGGACCAGCCGCCAGCGCTGCTTTGAGCCGTCACCTGACCAGCCAATACGAATATTCCGCACGCCATCACGTAAACGCGCCTTACCAGCAGTGACTTCATTCACTGTTGCTCCCGTATCTCGATAACTGCCCACTGCATTCTTGATGTCGGTAGCAGCATATCGACCTGCTACGGTCAAAGCCGAATTAACGAATTGATTGACACGGCGTTCACTGAATTTTGTATTGAGCTTGTTGACAATTTCGTCAAGCCCTTTTATATCCAAAGAAGCAGTCATTGCTTCACCCCCAAAACGAGCGTCACAAAGCGATTATGCTCAAAGTCATGGCGGATCTCTTCGATTTGCCACTCAGGCACATTCTGATAACGCACATCATCAATCCTGGCTGTCATTTTGTTAGTCGGCACGAACTCTCCCTTGGTATCACGGATAATTACCGTAACGCCTAAGTCGACGTCATGACCATCCAGCACAACTTTGTCTTTATTGCTTGGTGCGTAAGCGTCGCAAAGGCAATAAAAAACCTCTTTTGGCTTGATGTCGGTTGGCTCCGGGGAATCACCAACAGATTGCGAAAAGAAATGAATTGGAATACGCAAATTACCCGCCATTACTTTAGGCGGTGAGTATTCAAAGGTCGGTCGATTCGTCATCGCTGGTCTCCTTCTCATATGCTTGTAAACTCAAGCCAATAATCGTTGATAGAAAGTTGTCTTCAAAAAATTCAACCTGATCATTGTAGACATACCTGGTGCGTTCAATGACAAGCTCTTTGAATTGGTTATTGGTGATATCAGACACTCCAGTCATGCGATTAACTGCATCATACGAGGCCTTCAGCATGTTTTTAAGCTCAGCATCTTCTGACGAGTGGTAAATGCTCATTCGAGCTTTAAATTCTGTCAAAAGCGATTCAACCTGATCATCATTCATCTGGTGTCACCCCCGCAAGTTTCTGTAAATCGGCCTTTAATGCATTGCTTGGGTAACTGATTCCCTTTGAATCGAGGTATGACTTAAGCTGTGCAACGGTTGAGTTGCTGTCTACCCCCGTTACGCCGGGGGATACTAGTTTCCCGTCCCATCAGTTGTGGAAGTACTTGGCGCAGCGATATTCAGCGCATAGACAAGTGCAGCATTACTGTCTGCTGGCGCACCATAGAAGAACTGCTTAGCAGTGAACAGGATTGCGTCCTGAATAGCCAATGTTTGGTTAAAGTCAGAGATGTTTAAGCCACCAGCCATGTATGCGTCATAACGGCCTTTAACAAAAGCAATAGCCTTCCCATCTGGAACGTACTGAGATTCAATGATCTGAATGCCATATGGTAACGCATATACCCACTGACCATTAACGTTTTGCATGGTCATTGCACGCTCAAAATCAAGCGAAGCACCCGGTTGTACAACCAAAATGGTATTACCACGTGCAACTACAGGCTTGCCGTTTGCTTTCTTGGACAGAGCCTTAATGATAGTCATCAGTTCAAGCTTAGCGGTGTCAGCGTCTTTAAGAGTTACGGTGCCTGCATCAGCTTTAACAGGATAGGTTGTCACACCAGCGGCAGTGGCACCCTTTGATGGATCACGGTCAAGCCCAATCGGCTTGCTGTTACCGTCACCATCGACAAATGCTGATTCTGATGCCGCTGCGAAGGCTTCGGTGATTTGGGTGGTAACGTAAGTACGTACCCATGCCGGACCGAATGAATCAAGATCATTAGGCAGCACAACAAACGCTGTCAGTTTGCTCATCTCTGCATCAACAGACGTGAACGTAGCATCAAGCTGCCCTTGAATGTCGCCGAAAATTTTGCCCCATACAGCGGCACCTGTAGCATCAGATTTCCAGATTTTCAGGCGCACACCGTTGTTCTGCAAACCAATCGCTTGCAGCAGCGAGTGATTAGAAGTCAGATCTTCGAAAATCTTGTCCACGGTAGTTTGTGGAATAAGCTGATCGTTTTTGAAACCGGTATCAGTCGAGATATCATTGAAGAATTTAACTTCATCTTGTGTCATCTTCACATCACCGGCGTTGGCTGCAATGATGTTATCAATTTCCTCTTGAGTCTTATTCTTGAGCTTCTCTTGGAAGCTATTGAGATCAGTGGAAAGTGCGTCCATCATCTCGCCGAACGCCTTACCTTGGGCTTCAGCATCACCACCGCTTTTGACGATATCTGCGAAAGCCTTTTGTTTTTCCGCAAAGGTATCTAAATTCTTAAAGCTCATAGTCATATTTTTATGACTCCTTTCGTATTAAAAAAGGAACCCTGCAAACTTGCTTTGCTTAGGTTCCTCGTGGGGTTTCAATTTATTTGCAAGCTTTTCAGCAAGCTCATCGGTGTCAATCTTTACAGCTGGTTCTGTTGGCTTGTCTTTAATCTTCCGATAAGCCTTTAAGGCGTCCACGATTTCTGGAGTTAGCATTGTTTTTGGCCCTGCCACCAAAGAGGGCTGCTCATCGAACATGATTTCGTCAACGAATCCAAGCTCTTTAGCTTGTTCAGCTGACATATACGTTTCGTCCGTCATTAGCTTAAGCATTTCATCTGGTGTCTTACCTGTTCGAGAAGCATAAAGATTAGCAAATTGCTGGTCTTGCATGCTCAACACGTCTTTGAACTTGTCCATGTCACCTGTGTTACCAGAAACGCCAGAAACTGACACACGATGAATCATGAAAGTAGCTGTTGGTGCCATCGCAATTTTATCAGCAGCCAAAGCCACCACGGTTGCTGCCGAAGCAGCTTCACCAATGATTTTTGCAGTCACACTGCCTGAGTAATCTTTAAGCAACGACGCAATGGCACTCCCAGCCGTTACATAGCCGCCTGGAGAATCAATTTCAATAGTCACATCGGTACCGTCGACCGGTAGTGCGTCCCGCACCGCTTGTGGCGAAACCAGATCAAGATTCCAGTTCTTCATCACCTGAGCAGTTTCGTCGTCAACCAATTCGGTGTTAATTGGAATTACCTTCGTCATCATTCTCACCTCCCTTCGGTGCTAATCCTGTTGGAATAGCGGGTGTTTGCTTATCTGATAGCCAAATAGCGTCACCACCAGCCAAGGGTTTCAGTCCCTGTGCTTGCCGTCGTTCGTTGATTGTCTTTGCGTTCAAGTCTTCTGATTCTGGTTGTGGATTATCCGTAATTTTTTGATAGTTCTTGGTCATGTAGTACTCATCTCCACCAGCAACTGGATCATATCCAAAATGCCCTCGGACTTCATTCCGGCTAAGCGTGCCTACGGCAGTAATCTTGTCAATTGCCTCAGCTTGTTTAAACGGATCGGGCCGGTTTAACCCCCACACCTTAATCTTGTCATTCTGGTAGTTAGCCTGGTTAATGATTTTAGCATTCAGCTCATCTTCGATTTTTTGATTAAGTGGAGCAATGCAGTAGTCTAAAAAAGCCTGCTTGTTCTGATCCACTTCTGCTTGAGCTCCGTGCATTAGTGCTGGCGGAATACCGATGATCTCAGCTACACTATCCACTGCTTCACCGCGAAGAGCTTTAATATCATCAAAAGATTGATCAGCACCACTGTATTTACCAGACACTTCGTCGTACTTCACACCCTTTTGTAGCGGTACAATTGCGATGTCGTTATCACGGAACGAATGGAAAAGCTTATTAATAAACCTCTGGGCAGCACTTTCTTGTTTGGACCCATCTGCCTTATCTTTTGGGGCCTGGCTACCGAGATCAGTTGCCCCTGAAAAGTCAACAATTCCGCGCAGCTGCTTGCTGCGCATGGCAAAGCTGATCATCCGGCCAAACAGCTTTGCATAGTCACTCAGAAGTTGATTGGTGTAGTTAGCCAACTGATCATTGTTATATTGAATAAACCAGACATCATCCATTGAAAAGCTTCGCTGGAACTGATAATCATTGACTGACACGCCTGAAAAAGTATCAGGAAAGACCGCTTTGACATTGTGTGTATAACTGTCTGCAATCAGTAAATCCTGTGTGTCATCTTGAATTACAAGCACTTCGTTGTCCGTGATCAATTTGAACACCAACTCTTGCCAGAATGACGTAGCTGTCTGGTTGGGGTTTGGCCGAACATTGAGCTTGTAGTAAACGCCTTTATTGGCAGTTTTGAATTCCGATTGTGATACTGTGCGTGCAAGAAAATTTGCGCACGCATTTATTGCATATTGGCGCAAATAAATGTCCGTCTGCTCACCACCAATCAAGTCCAAATCATAGACATAACTGGCATCTTTACGTTGCGTGAACAAATCAAATAGGTTGAAACTCACGGTTTCACCTCCTTTCAGAAGTCAAGGTCATTTAAAAACGCCAGCGATTCACTGACGTCCACATCGGATAATTCATTTGCTCGGTACAACGTATACTCAAAAGCCTTAAAACCGTCTGTCTTGCGACGGGTTTCCTCTTTCTTCTCGTAAGACTTGTTTCCGTTTGCTTTGTTGACCTTAACCAGCACATTTTGTGTGTTCCAGCGAAGCATTGGATTGTCTCCCCAAATAAATCTGTGGCGCGGAAACCCATCGTCGATAATCGACGCAAGCAACCCGTCGATTGAAGTAGGGTTGTGAATAATATCCACATCGAAACCGCCGTCTTCAAACATTTTTCGCATGATCTGGGCTCGATAATTATCCATGACTACCTTTTTGATGTTGAACCGCTGGGCCATCTGCTGCATCCACTTTAGGGCGTGTTTCGGGTCCATCAACGGCTCATCGATGACTTCAACCAGGCTGCTATGTTCCCAGTCGTGCAACGGAATGTTAATCCGCTGATTAAGCGTGGCAATCCGTTCCTTGCGGCTGTATGCGTAATATTTGTCACAGAATCCTTTGCGCGCCCACTGCTTTTCGATGGTCACCAGCTTGTCCTTATAACGAACGGTAACGGCGGCAGCAATGAAATCTCGTACACTGGCGAAATCCACAGCTCCAATCGCTTCTCGGCCATCAATATCTTTGGGGATCGGCTGATTGGTCGCTAAAATCTCTTCCCAGGGCGCCACGTTACTGTTCATCGCCTGGCTGGGATAATCCATCCTTTTGGTCAAAAACTCTTCACGGCCGCTTGGCGCCTCCACCAATGCGTCGTAGTCTTTTTTAATCTGCCGGTATAACGTTTTGCCGTATGTGGACAAGGGCTTGACGATCATTGGCACCGACTTTTCCCACATCCTGGGGGTGTCTATTTCGTCCTCGCTGTCAATCTTGCAAATCCATGGAAACAGAAAATCAGGTGCGGCTTTTCCTTTCAAAACGCTCTCCGCTTGTTTCTTCTTGGTGTCAATGAACCCATCGCGAACATATCCATCGGTTCCAATGAAGAAAACACGGGGGTTTGCCTTCTTGCCAAGGCCAGATAAGTGCACTTTGACGTTGGAATCATCTTGGTATTCGTGGATCTCGTCAAAAATCACGAACCCGTCTCGCAAGCCATCTTTGGTGTTACCATTTGATGTCCGATATTTAAGCGTCGAATTTGTCCGACGTGATTTAATCTGGGTATTTGTCGCGTAAAACGCGCGGCCAAGTGTTGGGCTGCTGTCCACGACGTCTTTTATTTCGGCTACTGATGTCTTCGCCTGTTCTTCGCTGTTGGCAATGATCGATCCGTTATACCCACGAACCTCGTTGAACTCAGAAATCAGAAAAGTGCCGAGTGCAGAGATCAGCCCGTTCTTTCCTGAACCACGCCCCATCATCCACAGAAAGTCCTCGTAATAATTTGTGCCGTCTTCGTGGTACAAAAAAACGAACGCAATCAAGAACTTTTGAAACGGTTGAAGCGGGAAAAACCACTTCTCACTGAACCGAATACAATTCTCAATTTGTTCGTTGTCAAAATGCAGTGTGTCGTCAGATAGCACAGACTTTTTTAAATAATCAACAAGCTGAATACGTTCTCTATTAAACAGCAAGTGCCCTTCTTCATAATCCCCGATGTAATCATCGACATACTTGTTGTGTATCAAAGCAAATCATCGGAATCATATCCGTCACCTTTACCACCCGGCCCAGGAGACGTAGCCAATCCCATGTCCTTGCCAAGCGCAATTAGGCTCGCATTGATCTTGTTCATGTCTGCTAGAGCAGGATTTGATTTAACAAAGTGCTGCTTACCATTGTCAATTGTAATTGTAGGCGACTTAAGAGCCTCTTTCTGCAATTCATGATATGCCTTGACCATCGACACATACCGATCAACCTTCTCCAGGTCGATGGGGTTGCTACTATCTACTTGGCTTAGCAGCTGGTCTTTCAATTTTTTCTCTCCGAGCATGAGTAACACACCTCCTTAAAAGAATTTATAATCCCCCTCACGCGAGAAAATACTAGTGTTTTTGCGGAAGACGAGCCCGTCCACCGGTCCCCGAATTTCAAAATGGCATTGAATTTTTTTGACCCGGGGGGTCTGTTATTTTACCATCTCTCATCGTTGGCATACGGGTTTTTCGGTCTCCCCAAACGTTTGTAATTGAATCGTCCGTGTCGCTTGTTGTGACAGTCACGGCAGAGTGTTCGTAGGTTATCTGGATCAAGCGCTAGGTCTGGACGTTCCTCTAGCGTCTTGATGTGATCAATCTCCAGTGTCATGTCATTGCCAGTAGTCACGCGTCCTTCTGCTTTGCACCATTGGCATTCATAGTGGTCACGTTCAAGAACTTGTTCGCGCAATGCTTTCCATTCAGCTGAACGATAGAAGTGTGCCCGCCCCGCGTGGCTGTGAACGTCTCCCGTATACGATGTGTTAGTCATCTTTGCTCGCGCTGCCAAATCAGTACCTTGATCACAGCGTATTCCTTTGGCTTCTTCACTGCTTTGAACATGTCTATTTTCCTCCTTCTTCTTTTTCAGCCACTTCTCGAGTTCAGCGTCCGCCTTAACATATTCAGGTGGCTCGTAGCCGTACTTTGAATGGATCATCTTGGGCATGGAACTACCTCCAAAATCTTGTGCTCATCTATTGCATCCTATACTTGACCGGGTGCATAATAACCGGTGAGGGAATAAAGTGATACACGACCCCCCCAAGGTCGTTTTAAGCCGCTTCGTTATTCCCTCGAGGTATTACCTTTCGACCACCGACGCAACAGCCGGTGGTTTTTATTTGCACAAAAATAGCACCTCACCGCTTGGTGGAGTGCCGATTATTCGAAATCAATCTACGTTAAGTGCTTCTCCATTGTTGAGTATCTCCGTCGCTAACATCAGCTTATGCATAAGCGGTTTGTCGTATTGAGCCTGTGTTCACAAAGCTGGTGCGACGCCGTAGTGCCGAATGTTAAGGGCATCTTTGTGGCGCCACGATAAGCTTTTCCTGTCTATTTGGCTAACCATCTTGTTAAAAAGAAGACTACAAGCGTAACCACTGCGGGAATTGCTATTCCCCAAACGGCTATTCGCTTGTTGGCGGCCTTGTTAATCTCTGATAGTTGTTGCTGAAGGGCCGTTTTTTCAACCCAGTCTTTTGTAGGCAAAGAATCCACTTTTTGCTCTATTCTAGCAGCATCTCTGGCAACATCCCTCTTTAGGTCTTCAAGTGCTTGTTGCATTTTTCCAAAATCCTGATTGTTCACGTTAATCACCCTCACGTCCGAACGTACATCAATGGTTCTATGTGCAGTGTCTGTATTTGCAAGATCAACCACCGGATTACCATCCTTATTCGATAGTTGAACAGACCTATTAACATTTAGGCTAGGAGTTATGTGTAATGTGCCAACTGATGAAATTGTTGCTGCCGAGAAGATGGTTATTGCAAATGTTTCAACCGTTTTCCAGTGATTAACGGGCTCACCTATATTAATGGCGCCACCATCTTGCTTATCAGCAACATTGTGTATTGCGTCATTCATCTGGAACAACCTGCTTCACAGTCCAAAAATTATCCGTTATTACATTCTTGCCGTCAATGGAAAAAGAAACTTCATTTTTTCCTTCTTCATAAAACACCGCATTGCGTACCGCGAAGTTAAATACCATTCCCTTCGTGTTAGGAACCTGGTCGAACGAGGGTAATTTTGATTCAATTCGGCTAACCACTTTAGGGTTGCCGTCCTTGAATGTTGTGATTGTTAAAACAATCAAATGCGGAACCGAAAAATCAATTCCATAAGTTAAAACAGCTACATTAAAAGAGAGAGCGGTTGGAACAATCGGCATTGTCAACACTAGAGATGGGGCGATTAAATGAACCGGCATCCCTGGGTTACCACCCTCGCTGCCCTCTGAAATTACAATCTTTGCTTTCTCTTCTTGCTTTCCATTTTCCATCTTGAATCACCTCACAAAAATAGTACCCCAAACGACGTCGAGATACTACCCTGAGGTGACTCATTTGCCCGTGTGAATCAAGTGAACTAAGCTGATTTTTTACGGGCAAATTGCCAGGGCCGGAATCGAACCGGCAGTCTCGTGCTTATGAGGCACGCAAGCGTTCTTCGCTCCGCCCGGCGGTAATGCCCACGACCGAGTTCAGGCGGTCTTCGCTTCCTTTCGAAAGTTTGGTGGGCTATGCAATCGGCAGGAATCGAACCTACAACTACCTTCCTCAATTGGTCGGGACTCTACCTTTGAGCTACGATTGCACCGTCACGCTCTCCATATGGGTCATTGCATGACTATTTTTGCCCACCACATATGTGTGTTATCCATGCCATCCGATGTTGGGTGGCATTTATCCATTTTTGAGTTTGAACACATCAATCATGGCAGTTGTGGGCAAAGACGGCTTGGGGGAATCGAACCCCCAGACAGCTTCGATTGTTGTCTGCACCAGCAAGCCGCTCAACATTTGGGAGGAATGTTTTGGAAGTTGGAAAGAAATGAAAGAAGGGTAATCACAGAACCCGTTGGCTATGCCTCTGTATCTCACATCGGCACAATACCATAATACGTCCAAATCACTCCGGTTTGTGTCCGGTGTTTGTCCGGTAAATGTCCGGTCTAGAATTTGCTAACGACAAGACTGCCTGGATAACTCGGCCACCATTCGGCAAACGCGCAGAGAGCGTCTTTGACGGCTTCGTAATACTGGCTGGACTGATAGCCCACACGTTCCATTATCACGTCATCAAGAGACGGCTTAAGCGTCACATAGCGCATCTTAAGAATGATCGGCCATTTGTCGTTGACTGCCGTTTGAGGCAAAAG